AGTTTGAGCAAAAAAAATGTAAGTAAATTAAAAGCGTTTATAAGTAAAGGAGAGATTACAAAAAGGCTACCATACGGTCATCATGATGAAAAATTTGATAGAGTAGCTTCTCTTGTGGCAAGTACTAACAAGTCTGATATACTGACAGATACAACAAATACAAGATGGTTAATTTTGAAAGTAAAAAGTTTTGACTGGCAAAATTACACTAAAAAAATTAATCCTTTACAGATATGGGCTCAGGTTTTAGAATTATATAAAAAAGACAACAAAAGCGGAGACCTTTTATCCTCTGAAAAATTAATCAGAGATTCACGAAATAGTAAATTATTCTTAGAAACAAGCATTGAACATGAAATTTTAATAAAACATTTTACGATAGAAAAAGACTCGGGCGGGCTGACAGCTACTGACGTTACTATATGTTTTCTTATTATTTTGCAGGTGCAGAAATTCAGGCACATCCGGATTCGTTTATTGAAAGTGTGGCAGATGAAGAAGACTTACCTTTTTAGTTAATAACAAAAAAAATGATGAAGTTATAAAACCTTAACTTCATTAATCTTACTATTTGAAATATCTAAAGTAGCAGGATCCCACGTACCGCCAACTGATGTAAATGCGGTTGCAAGATTTGCATTCAAAGTATTTACAAATGCCTGTAAACCTGAATTTAAGGCGTTATATCTTACCATAAAATCAGTACTACCTCCAATTTCAGCAGTACCGTTTTTTTTCAGAATAATATAAAATTTTTCAGAATTATTTTTATCAGTTGAATATATGCGAATCTCTCCGCTTTCTGTTTTTTCCGATTTTTGTATATACCCTAAAATCACGCTTTTCTCATCATTTTGAGTGGTGCTGTGTACTGCTTGCAAGTCCATAACAGGCTTGCTGTCAACACCAAACGGTTGCACATTGTCGGCTGTTTGAATATCATTTTTTCCAAACCTAAGAATTTTTATAAATTCCGTGGTTGCTTGCTTTACTCTGCTAATTGTTATCATTCGTATAATATTATATCATTTATCAAATATATTTTCAACATTCTCATTATCAGTATATACGTCAAGTGGCACGCAAACTAATTCATATTCAATATTTTTTGCAGTTCCCACGATTTTCACTTGTTCAACGAATAAATATACCCAATCCTTAATACCTAAGCTTTCAGCCTTAAAATCAATTATACTGCCTGTTGCAGCGAATTCAGTAACCTTAATTCTTATCTTAATATGTCTTAATTGATTATGAAGTTCAGAAAGTGCAGCGTTTTTTATTTCAAAAATATCTCCATTTCTTAATATTTGTGTTTTAGTTCTTTGGGTATCAGACACATAAGGGTTTTTTATAGTATATTGCCCTGCGTCAGGATTTTCTCCGGATTGCTTCACGACAGTAGTTTCAGCATACATTTCTTGACCGTTTACCGACAATTCAGCGCTTATAAAGCCTGTACGACCTTCTTCAATCTCTAATTCAGCATAAAGATTGTCTGTGTCAAATCTTGTAAAAAGTAAGTCTCCGTGCCTTGTATTTGTAAGTATAATATTTCGCTGTGTTGCAAGCCTGTCAAGATATTGCTTAATAGTTTCATCAATTTTTATAGTAGTTTGACTATAATTTTTAGTAAAATCAATTGCAACATTTTCAGTATAAGAAAATTCAATATTATAAAATGATAATATTTTATCAGAAATTTCTTTTAAGCTTAGATTATTATTTTGCAAAGGATATAATTCTTTAGGTAAATTACAATCTTCTAATATGCCCGCTTTTGAATATCCCGAAACAGAAAAAAGTTCAGAATTTGAGCTTAATTTTTGTTGTTGTGATAAAATAACACCACTTAATAGTAGCTGATCATTTTCATCAAAAATTTTACATTCAGGATAGGTTAAATGGTCAGGAATCATTCTGTTAAGTCCTGTAAATGTGAAAGACCCAGCCACGGCATTATATGTCAATGTAATGTCAAAACTCACGAAATGCGTAAAATCCTTATCGTTTATTGTTAGTTTCATAGAAGTACATAATTATACATAATATTTAATTTCACGACCTTTTTTTATACAAATATATTCTTGCAAACTTATATCATTTTGCTCAATAAAATCATTCAAATTTTCAGATGAAAAGCCGTAAAATCTTTGTGTTAAATTTATTATATTATTATCACATTCTAAATTAATAGTTCTTTCCTGTTTAGAGTTTAAAGCAATTTCATAAAGTTGACCGACCGTTAAATTTACAATATAGTCAAGTTTTTGAGCCAAGTCAGAATTTTGCTCATGTTCAGAATCATCAAACATTTTTAAAACATAATTATAGCCGTCAACTATTTCATTTACAATATCATATACTTGGTTACGTGTTTTATAATCAGAATCCTGTTTCGGATTTGCAGCACAATTGCAAACTGCTGACAAAAATCCTGTTTGATTTATTTCAAATAATTTTTTATCATCTTTTGAATCAAAGATATTTATCTGTAAATTATTTACAGAATCTATTACAGATTGTACTCTACCCTGTACAGATTGCCAAATTTGAAAAGGAAAATTTATTAAATTTTGAATATCGTTTACATAACTTATAATATCATTCGCAACACCCTGTGCTGACTGCGAAGCTACACGCAAATAATTTTTATACTTTTCTATATCCTTTTTAGTTTCAATATATTGCGTATAGTTATTAGAAATATTCTGTACAGTATTCTCCGCCGATTCAATAGATTTTGTGCTTAGATTTTCATCAAAATAAACCTTTGTTTTTTCGTCAATATCAACTTTTGCAGTTTTAATTTTATGAACATTATTTATTTTCGCCTGCGGATATTTACTTGTTAAAGTTTCAACAACAGTACCGGTAATTTTCGTGACATTCATTAAAGAATTATCAATTGTAAATTCAAGTGGCTGAACATATAGGTTGTCATAAATCGGATGCTTAATTGTCCATTCTTTAGGATTTTCAGAACTTAATAAAAATTTATTAGCTTCATCAATATGATTTTCACCTTGAAACCATAACGTTAAGGGGTACTTATATGCTTTTCTTAATTTTCTGTCCACATACGAACCTTCAACGCCTGCAAAGTCATAGGTCTGTACGTTATATGCAACCTGCTTTTCGGCTTGTTTCCATAACGGAAAATATGACTCCCCATCACCTGTAATTATTTCAAGATTTATATTCTCTATTCTGTCTAACCAGTTCATAATTTCATTTTTCTTTTTGCACGTTCTTTAAATAACTTTAATACTTTTTTATAACTTTTTGCGGATGCGGGAGAAAGCCAAGGAGCTTTGTCAATCTGTACTTTTTTATTTTTATCAAGTTTATATAATACTTCAAAATTAATATCTAAAGGTCTTGTTTTAACTTTTTTAATTTGTCCGACAAATCCATTATAATTTATATAAGTTCCTTTACCGCCTTTAAATGCCGCCCTCCTGAACTTCTTATTTTTAAAGGGATTGCGACCGCCTGTAATTTTTATAACATCCGTTAATTCACTAACTTTTTTATTTTTTGAAATTCGTTTTTCATGCGAACTTGATATGCGTGCAGGTGTTTTTCCTTTATTATTTCGATAAGGTAAATAGTCCGTGCGTGGGGCATTACCCCCAATTTCCTGAGCTCTCAAACCCTCCTTTGATTTACTTGAAGACAAAACGCCCACTTTTGCCGTCATTTGTTGAATATCAAAAGTATTTTTACATTTATTAATTCCTGTTTGGCTCCTTATAAAAGATTTTTTTCTTATAATAAATTGATTGTCGAAAGACTTAAATAGTTCATTTTTTTTCATATCAAATGCTAAATCATTTAACGTACCTCTTACTGTGATAGGCATTGCAGACTTGTTGAGCTTCTCTAATCTATTAGTAAGCTCAACAAATTCATCTGTATTTATGTTAAATGTATGTTTCATTTTTTTATGAGTTAAACAATATATTCAATTTTTATATATCCTCTATTAATTGAAGTTGAACTATAAGTTGCTGTGTCAAAAAAGCTACCTGTATTTGCAACTAAATTTATATTTGTAGAATTAATTCCGTCAACTCCTGTTCCTGTTTCTACATGTAAATCTCTTAAATCAGTACCCGCATCATTTCTTATAAGTACTGAATAAGCACGTATTTTTTCATGATCAGCTAATCCGTGAGCAATAGTTTTTGAGGTGAAACCTGATCCGCTTGAATTCATATTCCAATCGCCAATTTCTATATATTTAACTTTACCTAATCGCGTCCTAATTTGAGCATTTATATAATCTTTCAACGCTTCAACAAACTGATAATCATTTGCTGTATTGTCAGGATTGCCATTTGCGACTAAATCAGCTGATCTCATTAAATATTGGAAAAACTGCACAATATCTTGATTAATGCCCTCTCCGATTAAAGTTTCTCCGTCAACTAATTTTCCGTTTAAATAGTCTGTGTCTGAATTGTCAATGCCCGTTTGTGCGCTTAAATTTCGTGCCATTTTTTATGTTTTATAATTGTTGTAAATCCAAAACTTTATGAATCAAAGATTTCACAAAGTCAGTTTATTATCTGTTAATGATTTACGTACTAATTTAGCATTGCTTATCAAATCAGATTTTAACAGTTTTATACTCATTTCTGAAAAGTCATCTTTGATAACTCTGTGGGCTGCTTCTGAAATTAAAGTAACCGCCTGTATAATTGCGTTTTTCATCTCCAGATTACCGACAATTCGTTTCTCTATTATATCTTGTGCCTCTGCTCGAAGTATAACAGGTAAACTATACAGAGCTTTATCCGTATCAATGTGTTCTTGTAAATTCTGAGCAACATCATCAAGTTTTTTTTCGTATCGATTTCTTCTACTGTGTGCTTTTTCTTGTAATTTTTTATCCTTAAATCGATCCCTTAAATTTTTTACAAATAAAAGAGCGACAGAACCTACTGCTCCTACTAATTGTGTAATTTCGCTAATTTCTACATCCATGTGTTATTATTAAATGTAATTTATTTTTAAAAGCCCGCCCATTTGAGCAGGTTTAATTTTTAGTATTAATTCTCTAAATTCAGTCTTTCGAGTTGCATCGATTGACGCATAACCGCCTGTAATACTACCGATTAGGAATGTTGATCGCATGTTATCCATCCCCCCGAAAATAAAATCTGCATCTCTTGTGCTGTCAATATGATTAGCTATAATTTCGCCTGTTTCTGCCGCTGTTCCATAATTCAATCCTCCGTATCTTGTCTCTCCGTATAACGCTGCATTATAAGGAGTTGGAACAGTATTTGGCGTTACATATACTGAAAATCCCGCATCTTGTAAACGTCCCTGCATGTATAAATAATTTTGACGAGCAGGAATATCTCCGGGATATTTAATTTTTTCTTTTATTGCTGTTTTTCGAGCCGGCAATGTAAGATGTGATAAATCCATTAAACCCAGTGCAGACTCCCAATTTGAAGCGTCCTCAACCGAAAAATTATCATTATCAGGCAAAACAGAATCCATTATATCATAACACATCTGCAATGCGGTTGCTTCGCTTTCGGCTAAAGCTCTCATCAATTCCGTAAAAACTCCATATTTCTGAAGCCAAAACGCCCGCCCTCGTGGAAATAATTGACGTGTTAATTTAAATATTTTCTCTTGCATCTTATTATATATTAAGCCGTTACACTACTAACGTAAGGTATATCACCATTCTCAAACCGATATACAGTCTCAGGCGATCCTGACACGGTCATAGTTACCGATGTAAATGTAGCATTAAATCCGATAACATCTCTTACAATTCCCTGTATATCAGTTAAATAAAGCTTATCTTTATTAATATTGTTAGGATTGTCAGCACCATCTACGAAAGGTCTTATGTCTTCCAAAAAAGTTCTTATTTGCGACTGAATCTCAGTTAGATAGCTTGTATCACTTAAACCCGAAACGACAACTGCAACAGGCAATGGAGTTATAGCCAAATAATGAACAGCAAAAACACCCATCGGCATCCGACCCCTTTCGTTCATAGGTTTTGAAGTGTCCGGGTCAAGATTACAAACGTTTTCAACTTCTGTAATGGTTGCTGTCGTAGGCGTTCCATGACCGTCTGTTGAATCTACTGCATTCGCTTCGATATATAAATTAATCTCTCCTGCATAACCACTTTTTACGTAAGGATATACATATCTGACAGTTACAGCATCCGCACTCCATAATCTAAAATCAGTTCTCGAACCCCCTTGAGGCTCAGTCTGATAGGATGCAATTACTTTTTCTTTATAGTCGTCAAATGTCTCAGCTTCTGCGGGTATTTCTTCTACGCTTGTAATAGTTCCATAGCTGTCGAAATACCTCAAAGGGGCTGTAACTTGCAGTTTGTCAGAGACTTCAAGCCTTGCACTTGAACCCAAATCTAAAGCCCTAATGTCAATTGCTTGAGGTGAAATTGTAAAAGTAACATCTGCATCAAGTACAAATAAATGATCGGGGCTTGTGCTTGTATCCATTGATTTCCAAGTAGTTCCGGCAGGTATAGTTTGCCCAATCGTGCCAGTTACTGACATTTTATATTCGCCCGCAGTTGCCGGATATGGCAATCTGTCAAGTTTTATCATTCCGAAACGCTCCAAACTGCCGCCCTTATCTTGGCTTACAGCTTGATCAACGAATATATTTTTATAAACAAAACTTAACGATAAGTAATATATTTTTAATTTTGCCGCTTGTACTAAAGATATTGCATTTAGTACAGTTTTTCCGACAAATGATGTTATCCCGAGTTTATTTTTTAAATCTTGTTTAATGCTTGTATATAAGTCATTTAAAGATGGTGTTGTCATTTTTTTATAATTTTTTCTCTATTAAAATATTTTTTGATTCTAATAATTCTCTATGCCCTTTTGCAAAAAAATTCACATAAATAATTATTAGATTCGTGTAAAAAACATGATGTATATCGTTTTGTGTTTTCGCATATTGCAATAATGTAAATAAATCATTATCGGCAATTAAATCTTTTTGCGAAATTTTAAAACGGAAATTAGTATCAAAATCCCATGATAAATTTTCCGTCCAAATTGGTGATAAATTATGTTCTATAACATAATTGTCAATTTCTTTCTGAGAATCTTTAATCACATATTCTCTATTTCCCGTTTCAGATTGAAAAAGTTTACCATATTCTAAGAAAAATTTTGATATAACATTCTCAGAATCATGCACTAAAACGTATTTATTACTAATTTCTATATATTCCATAATTTTTTTAATTAGTTACTACTGTCCAGCCTTTACTTTGCAAGCTCGTAATTGCCGCTGTGCCATTAAAACCTCCGCTTGTGGTGTCTGGTGCGGCATTCGTACCGTTTGCCGTTAAAGTTCCGTCTATCGCTCCGTCAGAATCTATTTTTGTTAAATTTTCATTGATTTCTGCAGTTGTCATATTATTATCAGAAAAATCAATATCACAATTATTTTGTAATGTTAATTTTTCAAATTCTAATACGCTTAAATCACAATTATGTACATTATATACACTCACTACTTGTCCCGCAACGGTACTGTGTGTGATTTGTGTCAGATTTGGATTAAAATGTAAATAAAATAAATTTGTTAATTTTATGTTACTTAAATCAAGTGTTCCTGTCAAATTACAATTATTTGCTTGATATACCCCCACTACTTGTCCCGCAACGGTACTGTGTGTGATTTGTGTCAGATTTGGATTATTAAATACTCCGAAAAAATGTGTCAATTTTATGTTACTTAAATCAAGTGTTCCTGTCAAATTACAATTATTTGCTTGATATACCCTCACTACTTGTCCCGCAACGGTGCTGTGTGTGATTTGTGTCAGATTTGGATTTATTGATGATCTAAAAAAATCTGTCAATTTTATGTTACTTAAATCAAGTGTTCCTGTCAAATCACAATTATTTGCTTGATATGAACTTACTTCTTGTCCCGAAACGGTGCTGTGTGTGATTTGTGTCAGATTTGAATTAAAATGTAAATAAAATAAATTTGTTAATTTTATGTTACTTAAATCAAGTATTCCTGTCAAATCGCAATTATTTGCTTGATATGACCTTACTTCTTGTCCCGAAACGGTACTATGTGTAATTCCTGTCAGATTTGAATTAAAATGTAAATAAAATAAATTTGTTAATTTTATGTTACTTAAATCAAGTGTTCCTGTCAAATTACAACTATATGCTTGATATGAACTTACTTCTTGTTCCGAAATTGTGCTGTGTGTACTGTGTGTGATTCCTGTCAGATTTGGATTAAGATTTATAATAAAAATATCAGTTAAAATTATTTTACTTAAATTTATTAAGCCAATTATATTATTTTGAAGTAAATATAATTCTGTGATTTCATAATTAGAATTAAATTTAATTTCAGATATATTATTTGCCCGTAAATCTAAATTTGATAATGTATAATTTTCTGTTATTATTTTTACATTATAATCGTCAGTTGAAATATAAGTATGTGAATCTGATATGCCTGCAACGTACTCATCTATAGTTCCGTCCCCCCAACAAATAGTACTTTCTCCGCTTCCAGTTATTGTTGCAATTATAGACTCTCCTGCATTTCTTTGCGTTTTAAAATCAATATCTATGCCTAAAATATTAAATTCTGTCGATTCATCATAAATGATTGAATTATAAGCATCTGAAACTCTAATTTTTGCATTTTCAGATGCTATTTGAAAAGTATAATTATAAGTACCTGTATTTGTCAATATGTTTTCTAATGTATCCCAACTATCTGTTATTTTTCTATATATTTCAATTTTTACAAAAGGCACGTAACCCTTTGTATCCCAATCAATTATAACGTTATTACATGTATTGTAAATTTGTAAAAAATTTGTTGTAATATCAATCTGTGGAGGCGGCACAACTGAACCACAACGCCCTATAATTGCTGACTCTAAGTCTTGTTGAGTGCTAAACCAAAGGAAAGTAACATTTTCTTGTCCGACTTTTACATTTATACGTATTCTATTATAATTTTGTAAAGTAATCTCTACTTTTACAAGTGCATATTTTTTTAAATACTTTAAATCGTGCTCAGCACTATTTTCTAAATCTCTAATTCAAGCAAAATTCACCGCCATCTTTACTTTCATATATATATATATCTTGCATTTAATATTGTCCAGTTTGTGATAAATTTATATCAAGTCCATTATTTTCAACTAACTTAGCAAGCCCACTTTTATCATTTATATTTAGTGTTGCATTACCTTTATTTTCTATTAACATTTTATTAACCGCCATTTGTGTTGCATCTGCATTTATTGCTCCTTTGCCCGCCCCCGCAAGCTCACTCTCTCCTGTATCAATGCCTAATCCTTTTCTAAAGTCTTCTATTTTTGTAGCACCTACCGCAATTGTATCTCCAATTATAGGAATATTTGACAATAGTTCTAAAAGTTGTTGTACAGGCGTTAAAACCATATCAATTATAGCTATTCCAATAGCTCGCAAACCTCCAATTATACCCTCATTTTGAAAAGCAGTCCGTATGCCTTCCCAGTGTTTTCGCAACATCTGTATCATACTTATAATCAAACCCAAAGGACCTAGAACCAGAACCATTAATGCACCCCACTTTTCCCAATTATTTATCGCTAAGTAAATTGCAGCTATCATAGCCATTATTGCAACAACAATTAATGATATGGGATATGTTGCGACAAATGTAACTACGCCAACAGCTGCCATTACTATTTTAAAGATAAGTAACGCAGCTATCAATGAGCCTATTACAACCAAAATAGTATCCAAATTACGAATTACAAAATCTAAAATTTTATGTAAAACTTGTAATTTTTTATTACTCTGGTCTGTTGAAGTAATAGAGTTTTTAAATTTATCTGTTAATTCTTTCCATTTATTCGCTAATGTATTTGTTTTAATTGATGCCATGTCAGTAGCTGCCGATGTTCCCGTAACTTTGCCGATTGTTTTTTCGAGTGTCGGTATGTTTTGTAACATAATTGCTGCAACACCTTTATTTTCAGAACCAAACATTTTTGCTAAAGTCGCTGAATCATTTTGAATTTTACTTAATTCTTTTAACCTGTCGATATAAGGTACTGTCTTGTCTGATATAATTTTAATATCTACACCTGCTGATTTTAAACGTGTTAAAGCTTCTTTTGGTAAAGCATCTCCAAGCGACATTTTTGAAAAAACAGCTCGCAATTTAGTCCCTGCTTCTGCACCTTTATACCCAAATTTTGAAATTAAAGCAATTGACCCTGATAACTGTTCAATATTCAATCCTGACATTTTCGCCTCAGAACCTGCAACTTTAAAAGCCTCAGCCGTTTGACTTATTTTTGTATCACCTGCAACCGTGGCAGCTGCAAGTACATTCATAGTTCTTGTAGCTTCTGTTGCTTCGAGAGAAAACTGATTCATAACGCCTGTCAAATATTGTGCTGACGGTGCTAATTCATCACCGCTTGCTTTTGATAATGTGATACTTGCATCAGTTACTTGACTTAAAGATTTAGCATTTTCAAGTAATTGTGGCTGTGCTGATCCTACGACTTCAAAAGCCGAAGCAACATCTCCGGCAAATTTTCTTTGTGATTTTGCAACTTTATCAATTTCACTTTCATATCCTTTAAAAGAATCCGCTGATACACCTGTTACTGCTAACAATGACTTTAAAGATGACTCTAATTCTATATTAGCGTTTAAAATTGTACGTCCAATTTCTAATGCCCCAAGCCCTATGCCTAACTGACCTACGACCCCAATGCTTTTTGAAAAACCACGTCGCATTTTTCTTTCAACCCTTTGTACTCTTGTAAACGACTTAACAGCCTTATCACTAAAGATTTGCGTGCTTTGTGTCATTTTTTTTACAACAGGCGAAAACTTATCTATCGCCGTAAATCTTGTTGCTATATCGAGAGCTGTTGCCATTTTCGTTAATCATTTAAAATACTCTGAATCTGCTTGTTATAGTCAATTGCATCGTCATACCAAAAAAATAACCCATATTCATCAATTCTGTCTAAATATAACTTATTTATCTCAAAAGGTGTCCACTTGTAAAGCCTTGCTAATGACTTAATTACGTTAGCAAGGTCTCCTACAAAAAATATACTGCAATTGATTCACACACTGAAATATCTTCTGTATATAATTTTCCTATTAATCCTGTATTTTTTTCCGTCAATGCAGCTATTGTCGCTAACAATCTTCCGTCTGCATCCGTTGTCTTAATGCCTGAATATTTGCGATTTAACTGCTCTTTTCTTATGCGAGGCATAAATGTAAGTTTATCAAGCATTATATCTCCCTCTTTTGTTTTTACAGGCTCTAAAAGTGTGTATGTCAATGACATATCGTCCTCAATATTCAAATCTCCATATTCGATTGCTTCGATTAAGATTTTTTCTTGTTCTTCATTTCTTTTACGAATTGATTTTTTTACTCGTTTAAAATCTATCCATTTTTCAATTTGTTCTTCCGCAAACTTTCTTTCTACTTTCATTTTTCTGATTTTTTTTGTTTAAAATACACAGCTGACTTATAATTTTTTATAAAAAAAGGGAGTGCATGAAGTCGGCTGAAACATACACTTTGAAACCCTTTTAGTGGAATTTTTAAGACAAACGTTTAATTTTTCCCGAAAATGCTATCTTTAATCCTATTGTCGAAGCATTTGTACTACCTTGAATATCACCGACTGGGCGACCTTTGCCACCCCAAATTGCACCGCTTACAACTGATATTGTCCAGTCCGCATTTAAGGGACTTTCTGACAATTGCGAAAGTTTATCAAGCTCATCTTTATCTGTCTGATCCCACGCAATTGGCGGGGTTTCAAAGCTTCCTAATGTTCTATTTAATTGTACAATCATTTGACCGTCAGCCGTTACACTTTATAGTTTATAATGAATAATAAAAGTCAAATTCAGCATCTGTACTAACAATGTCTGCTGTACTTGTATTTTTGTAACGAAAATATATATCCAATCGTGCCGGATTGCTTTCGTTTATGTTTACTTGAACAGAATCCTGAGCAAAAGAAATATCTGCAATTAATGCCATATTTCTAAGTTCTTCTAAAAAGCTGAAAAGCAACTGTTTAACTTGCTTAGGCGAAATTGTATCTGCGACACGTACAGCACTTTCTCCGTCCGTAATCGCCTTATCCTGAATGTCTCTAAGCATTATCACACGCCACATAAATTCAATATTCCAGTGTAGCATCAAATCCCGAACTTTACGATATTTTGCAGGATTTTCACCATCAGGATGATATGTCGTTTGAAAATCTTGTACAGTATATTTGTCATTTAATAAAATGACTGTTGATCCTCCTGCTTTTGCAATTAAATCTCTGTTGTTGTAGTCTGCAAAGTCGCCCACATCACCATTTGTGGGAGTTGGCATATCATTATAAGACTTGCCACCATTACCCAAATGCGGACTATTTTGAGATAATAAAGCTGTTGTTACTGCCATATTTGCCGCCGCCTCAAAATCAAAACCTTTTGAGTTTGGAGCCGGACATAAAACATTAGTAACTTGGTCTTTACGTACAGATATATCTGTTATTGCTTCAATTTCTGTAACTGTGTCTAATTTTGAACCAAATAATGCTACAAAAGGCTTAAATAATGTTGATGCATAACGCCCGGTAGGGGTAGCTGGGTCAGGAGTTCCATTTACTGCCTCTAATTCTCCGAAAGCCGTAACTCCGTAAGGATTGATAACAATTGTATTCCATTTTTCACCAAAAAACGCTAAAGATGTTGCAACATCAACTGCTCCTGTCCCATCTATATTTGAAACTTCTGAATATACTATTCCTGCTGACTTTCCGTTGCTATCTATTTCAATATCTAAAATTGCTGTTGCACCTTTCCATTTACTTGTTATAACCACGTCTGATCCTACAATGACAGCTTTTACAGGGGCATCAAGGACATTACTTATTGCATCAACAATTAAAGCCTTTACTGTTGCAACGTCATCACCTTTTTCTACAGAAAATGCGTATTTTTTGCCGTCAATATTGTCTCTGCCATTTATTTTGATAAAATGCGTTGCATTTTCTGTTACCGACGTAGCTATTGCAACTCCTAATTTATATACGCCGGCGGTCGCTCCAACATCTGAAATTTGCGGATATATTTCTGTTTCAATTCCACCTATAACATTACCTGTTCGAGGTCTTAAAATTTTAGAAATTTGATGGAGTGGCGAACCATAGCCATATTTATCACCAACTTGTTTTGCATTCGTAAACTCGTAAGGTTCAGTCGTTAAGCTACTTTGATTTGCTGTATTTGCTTCACCGAGAATTGCTATTCTCTGCGGTAAATTTTGCAAACTTAAACCGAAATTGCCGGGCTTTATTTTATACCCCACAACCCTGCTAATCCTGTCTAAAGATATTGCTGTACTTGTGCTCATTTTTTATAAGTATTATTAATTTGTATAAAATACCCCTTTTCGGAAGTACCGATTTTTTGCTGACTTGTATATATTTCGCCTGCAATAGGCTGAATATCACCGTTTAACTCCTCCGATGTTACTTCAAAAGTCAATTGTCCTGAAACTGTATGTGTGCCGTCTTGATTGATGCTCGGTTGTGATACATTTATATCAGAAACTTTTGTTGTATAAATAAATTTTTCTGAAAAATCTAATGTTAAATAATTTGGATTTTGCAATATGAAACGTAACACTCCTAATAACTTTTGAAGCTTTAAAACTGCAATTTTATCACCTCCTGACATGTCAGAATCTTTGCCGGAAACAATCACGTCAATATTGTAAAAGTTAGTGCCTTTGCTTATTATTGGTGTGTCTTCAGAGTAATTTGCATTTTTAAAATATACATTTATTGCAGGTAATTCTGTTTTGTCAAGTGGAATAAATCTCTCAATCCATACAACGGCATCAAATAAAGTGTTACCTGTAATAGTGGATTGTTCAGAAAGTTCAGTCGCTAAAATTAAAGCTATACGATTACGTATGCTTTCAAATCTTTGTTCTGTTATTTCGTAGTTTATTTTTGCCATATTATGCTGAATAATCCCCTAAAATACAAACAATTAGCCCTAATGTTTCGTCAGGGAATGTTTCATTTATTCTAAATGTTTTTTCTTGACCTGCACTATTAGTATATGTTACAAAATGTCTTATTAAGTTTACTTCTCCGTCTGAATTTCTTACTGTATATCCTGCATCTGTAAGTAAAGTTTCACTTACAGAAATATGTGTATTTCTTACATTTACCGGCAGTCCGGTTGACGGGTCTATACTTAAATGATGCGAACTTGCAAAGCCCTTAATAGTAGCACTTACAGACTTATTCACATTCTGAAAAGTCAAATCTGTTGACCATTCTGCTTGTGAAAATCTTTTTAAATCTATCCGAGATTGTGCAAGTAAATCCATTTCTATTTTTTAGATTTTTTTATTTGTTCTTTTTGTTCAGTATTTTTAATTTCCTTTTGAGTATCACGAATTTTGACAAAAAAACCCGATTTTTCACATGCTTCAATTTCAGATTTTAAAGGTTTATATTTTCCGTCTGTATCGAAAATTGTACCCTCACTTTTGTGATGAACTACACCGCCAATGTTTACGCTCAAAGATTTTAATTTATATTTTGCCATTTTGATAAAATTTTATTGTTTTTTGAAAAAAAGGCGAGCGTTTGAACCCGCCTTTATCCTAAATGAAAAAACTATGAAAAACTATTACTTAATGTAATAAAAAACTATTACTTATGCAGAAACTTGCATAGTATAAATCATATCTACACTAATCGGTACTGCTAACGGAGCTGAATAAATCTCAAAAATATGAGCTTTCCCGATTTGGTCAATATAATTATTCAAATAATATTCTGAAGCTTTTTGAACAATCATACTGCCAAATTCTGCTTTTTTCGTACCCCTTATAATTGCAGGAACTCCAGCATGTACCATGTCAAAGCGTGTGCCTTGTACAGGTGTCATAAACGAAATATTAGCCGGCAAATAACGAGTAATTGTACCACTTGCATTTTCGTAAACTCCATCATAAGTCCAAACATTAAATATATAAGCCCCAGCCGTAATCTTTCCGTGATAAGATGCTCCAGTTGATTTTGCTTGAGGAAAATTAATGTCCAAAAGTGATACTTGATTATAATTTGCATTATTTTTAAAGTAATCATTTTTCTTCATGCTTACCCATGACGCACCTGACATTACGAGATTAAATTCAGCCGTTGCATTTTTGCCGTTATTTCTTACAAATTCAGCACCTGCAATGAGCTGTGATTCAATATCAGTAGTGGTTGTAGTCCAATATCCTCCCGCTCCTGTAAGATCAACTTTTGAATCTGATTTACGTTTATAATCTACATTATCACCATTTTTGATTGTTACAATTCCTGTGTGGAATACTTCTGCCGCTTGCTTTTCTTTCGCCCGCTCAATTTTGTCCTGCAAAGCCAAATATTTTGCAGCTACTTCAGAGGCTAAATATCCTATTGTTGCAGGGGTTTTGGATACGTCAGAACCGAATACACGGTCGTAACGATCTAAGTCTGTTGCGTCAAAATTTTCATTGAAAAATGGAGGTAAATATACTTTTTCAGAACTTTTTGAAAAAGTATTTCTATTTCCGTTTACGCCACGAATTACATCTACTGCCATTCGCTCCGTGCCACGCTGTACTTCGATTCCAACGTATTTAGTCGCAAAAGTTTTTACGTCAAAAAAACTTTTCAAAAATGATTGTGCAGGAATATTGTCTTTCCACGCTTTCAAATATGCCTGTGTAAAGATTCCTTTACTTTGTTCTACCGGTATTGACAT